TTCTCCCTTCCCACGCATGTGGCTTGGGGTCGCCACGGCGTACACATAGTGCCCACCGGGGTGCTGCTCTACCCGAATGATGCGGAGGTTCTGGTCCTTGTCCAGGTGGACATTGCCGACGCCACTTTCACCGAAGATGGCTCTGGTGCCAGCTGGTGCCGCAATCGACAACGTGACATGTGGTCCAGCCTTGCCATGCCGCTGAAGCTCAGCAGGATCGATAGGGTTACCGATCTTAGTTGGCTGAAATCCCTTGTCCCGAACAAGCCGACCAGTCCACTCCTCCAGTTGATCAGCAGTTTGTGGAGTAAGTCCGAACGCGTCATAGTCCATCGTCCGGGTCAGCAGCATGTCCTGATCCGTCGGCCGGACCATGGCCTCCATGGTGTGGATCTCTCGGCTCGGAACCGGTACGGGCTTGTCGGTTCCTTCCGGGATCCACATCTTCGTCTGAAGATCCGCATCCTCGCGCAGTGCCCGCTGAATAGCGTCGTTCCCGGCCGGCGTTTCGAAGTCGGCTAGGACCTTGCGCTGCTCTGGGGTGTAGCGAGCTGAACGACCAATACCATCGGTAAAGTCGTTGGCTTCCTTTTGAGATTTGAATGTCTTGTGTTGGAAGCGAGCTAGAGCGTTATCAATGCCCCGTTGAACTGCCGGGGGGAGCCGAAAGGAGTCGCGGAATTTACCGAATCGGTCACGTGGGTGAAGTTCGGCATGCCAGGGCAACATCCGGTTAGCGGCAATCGCCTGCTGCAGATTCCGTACTGCGGCTGCAGCCTTCTTCTCAGAACGGCGAACAATCCGTGCTGCCTTCCGGACAATCCTGGCCACTTCAGCTCAACTACTCCTCTTCGGTGTCGTCCTGAAGAGCTTCTTCTTCCTGGATCTGCTGGTAGCGCGCGTTGAACTGAATGAAGATTTGGTCTCCAATAGCATCGCGTGATTTGGGCGAATCCGCTAGCTCCATTCGCTCCTTATCAAGGACCGCCAGCTGCGCCATTCTGCGCTCACGCTGGTGCGCCTCCAGATCCGCTTCAATAGCGGCCAGGCGCTGCATTCTTTCGCTGACTTCTGGAGCCATCTGCACAACTTCAGAGTCCACAGGAACGCCAGAGCCGTTTTCGTCTTCAGCCATGCTGAATTCTCCCAACGCGGTGTCATCTTGCCCGAGTACGCCAACCGCCATCAGGCTGAAGGCATGACCACCCTGCTCCCGGTAGATCGGGAAGCCAGGGTTGTTCACAGCCAGCGCAGCGATCAGTTCCAGGTTTCCATTGACCTCGCGCCAGTCACCGGACAGGGCAGACGCACGAAGTTCAGCAGTTCGTTCCGGAGTCATCGTCGTGGTTAGCGCGCCGTTGACCCAGATACCGTGCTTGTCCTCGCCGACGTTAACCACAGCTGCTGCCCAGCCTGTGTTGTCGTAGTGCTCACGGCTAGGCATCACGCCCCAATGTGGATTGGCGTGACCGGTACCAAGGGTGATCTTCCCGATCTTGGCACTGGTTCCGTCATCGAGCTTCACAATGCCTTGGCGGAAGAGCCCATAGTCAGTGCGGCTCTTGGGTGCGATCACGCAGGACTTGCCCACACCCACATGGCACACCTTCCACTGAGCCAGGTGGCCGTAGATGTGGCCGTCTTCGTCAATAGTCAGGTGCGTGGGCGACGCGAGTTCCGGGTTGCGGAACCAGGAGGCCGGCGGTTCCAGCGGTGCGGCACCGGCAAGGAGTGACCCCTGGTCCGTGCTCGCCAGATCAGCTGACATTTCCCCTGAAGAATTCTCATCCTCCGCAATATTGACGCCATACTTCTTTAACGCCTCCTTGATACGGCCCTTGATTAGCTTCAGTTGAGCAGGGCTGTACTTTGCGGCGTTCTTGGGCATGTTGATGTATGCCCAGGCAGCTCTGCAGTGTTCCTCACTATCGAGTGGGTACCGGGCCACGCCATCAGGCTGATAGCCGGGATCTGCGTAGTGAACTTCGGACTTCGGTCCGTACGGTGTCTTGTCAGCCATCATCTGCTCCCTAGTAGCCGCACTTCATGCAGAAGCCGTTGTCGAAGTGACAGCCGTTCGGTCCGTAGGACTCTTTCTCTTCGTCCATGCTCTTCACTACGTCCATCGGCATCATTTCTGCCTGATACGGGGTAGCAAAATTGACAGAAACACTGGTGATCGGGGTCGTGTAACCACCGATAGTGAACATGCTTGGGTTCGTAGTAGTTGCTGTTAACTGCGGAATCACCACGGGGTTTTCCATGACCCTCTCTCCTTGCTCTTGATCTACGACAAATCCATTGTCGCAACCACAGTCTTCCGGATCAGCTGTTGATACGGAAGCCTGCTCCTGACGCACGCCTGTCATGAATGGAGACACAAGGTTGTCGTCCTGAAAGGCATCCGCCAGGGCAGCATAAATTTCGTTGATAACAGGGATCATGTGTCCCTTGTCCTGATCAGGGATATTGGGTAAACCCCCATGTGCCCCTGACAGCAACGCCGCCGCTGAATAAACAGCGTGATAAACGAGGTACGGCTGGTTATTGATGATGTCCGCCAGCGGAAGTCGGAAGGAATCTTGCGCCAGCGAGTCACCAACCTCATTGCCCCGGCGCCAGAGGAATGTCGACGCGTACCGGTCAATGCTCGGGCTCTCCGAACCAATCCCAGCCCAGTAGGCGATTCGCTTCACCGCATCGTCGGCGTCGAAGACGTACTCCCGAGGAGCAATCGGCCAGGACTTCCAAGAGGAGCCGTTGACGTCGAAGTACTCCCAGTCACTGGCGTCGATACCCACCGAGGCCAGCAGCACCTTGTCTTCTGGTGATTCGACGCTCATGTGCACCTGATGGAACGCCGGCATTGGTACCAGCGTCACGCCGATGACGTTGTACTCCTTGAACAGGCCAGCCTTCTTATCAGGCCGGGTGGGATGCTTTATGGCCTCCACCGTGAAGTCACGGTCCAGATCCACGCTGGGTCCCATGACATGTTCCTTGAGCATGTAGATGGCCTTGGGTACCTCAGGGACTTGATCAGGATCCAGGAAGTCGCCCTCGCCCCAGTAGCCACCAGGACCGTCGAAGATGCTGTTGACCTTCCCTACGACAACCGCGCCATCGTGCCCGCCGGACGAAAACCGAACCAGTAACGGCATTGGTGTCGGACGGTGGGTCAGTTTCCCAGCTGCGAAGATCCGGCCATCGCCAGTAGGAACCTCAGTGGGCGCAATCAAACCCCTCCAGCGAACGGTCACGCTGCACCTTCCAAGATCCGCAAATCACATCGGCAGTTGATCACGTTATGAGGAGAACCATTAGGAGCGCCGGGAAACAGCAGCAGCTCACCACCGACAAGAAACGGCTGATTAAGTGGCCGGGTCTGGTCATTGGCATCGTGGTGCCAAGCTCGTTCCTTACTGTCCATCCGGGTGTCCCACTGCTTCTGCAGGTTCTGTTGGCCGTTCTTTTCACGTAGCAGACCGTGTGCCAACATGCTGGAGTTGTAGTGCCGTGTGAGTTCAGTCTGGGCAATAACCTTGGCTCGATTGTCCCAGTTTTCCGATCCTGTATATGACAGCACATTATTAATGCGGTCAGCAATTTGCTGGTTTGTTTCCCCAACATTCGTGCCTTCAAGAATCTCCTTGACAACCAAGGCGTGAACTTCATCCGGGATACGTACCAGAAGATTTCGCGTCAATGCGAGGTTGGCCTGGATGTATGGGTCTTGCGGGTCGTAGTCACCAGGAAGGTCGGCGGCTGCCCAGCCCTCTCGAAGAGCAGGTGTCAGCGCCTCCAAAATCTTGTCCACTTGCGCTTGCCAAACAGGAATGGTGGTGCCGATAGCCGTCGGGTCTGGCTGAGCCTTGAATCTCTTCCATGGCGCCATAACCGACTGTCGGGCTCGATCCAACCAAGTACGTAGCCCCTGTTTGGCCGCTTCATAGATGGACTTCTCGGCTCCTTCGCTAGGCATGTATCACCCCATCCGATCTCAGATGGGCTAACAACGTGGCAGGCTCATGACGTTGTTGGCTTAGCAGAAGCCGAGAACAGTACTTATGCAGTGAGTCCTGCAGCCGGCCGGTATCAAAGTCAGCGGCCACGAACTTCGTCAGTGCTTCGAGGTAGTCCCAGGCATTGGTTAACACCCGGTTAGCACGGGCTTGATCGGCCACCAGGATCCGGGTGTGCAGCTCAAAGGTTGGTACATCTGGCCACCGGTTGCGGTTCTCACGATCGAGCAGCCGCTTACCAGCCAACTCCAGCGCCCGGTGAACAGTCGCTTCAGCCAGGACGACGACGCCCATCTCCTGTAGCTGCTGTCGACTGGCACCAGCTTGGATTCCGGTTGGCGGTGCTGCTGCACCACCGAGATCAGGTGGCGGTGGACCACCCATGCCGTTATTGGTATCCGGGATCCCCATCGGGATTCCTGGCTCAATACCCGTAGGCGGTGGCGGCGGTGGAGGTGGGCCAAACCCGCCGCCACCGGGTCCCATGGAGACACTCTGTGGCGTAGGTGCGATCATCGCTGACTGCGGAATGATCGATTCTGGGATGCCAGCTGCATGACGAACGGATTCGTTCTGCAGCAGTTGTGGGTCTCGGAGCAGGATTTCTTGGATGAACCGGCGAGCACGTTCCTCTTCATCGGGAGCGTCAGACTCTTTGAAGAAGCCAGCTTCACGAAGAGCTTGCTCGCTCAGTGGTCCCTTTTCGTAGACGTTCAGGGCGTCCTGGAGCCGCTGTGGTCGGACAACCAAAGGAGCGGTGTCAAAGCTATAGACATACCGCTCCGGGTCCTTGCCCATTAACTCCAAGGCAGGAATTAGATATGCCCGAGTTAACGCATCACAGATGCGGTTCATCAACGGTTCGATGTGGACCTTGATGCCCTGGCCATCAATCAGGTATCCCTGCCAATGGTTGGCCCCGCCAAGGCCACTGAGGACTTCTGGCGGCATGTCCATGCCTACACCGAGACGCTCAACAGCTTCTTTGCGAAGTTCCATGGCCTGCTTGGACAGCTCAGACTCAAAGGTCAGTAGCTTCCAGCCGTCGGCTTTATCGGACTCCACGATGTGGGGCAGGACGCCAAGGGCGGATCCCTCGCCACGGAGGCTGGCAGCTCCAGCAGTGGCCAGTCGAATCATCAGCGATTCGGAATTATTGGTGGCGCCCTCTTCCATCGGAAGGTCGACGTCGTTGGGCATGATCAGGATGCCGGCACCAACAAGCCGAGAGTCAATTTGACTGAAGATGTATTTAGTCAGCTGCTCCAGTTCACGAAGAACCAGTTGGCACGAACGCGATGGGGAATCAGCACACCAAACACGACTTGGGTGTGGCGTCCAGACACGGGTAATGACGTTGCGGGCCAGATCCAGCTTGAACGGATTTCCGTCAGGCAGATACCAAGCCCATTGCCACTCTCCATTCGCTGATTGCACGCGTCGCATCTCTGACGACGACAGTACGTACCACTGATCCCGGCCTTTTTCTCCTGGGCGACCGACAATATAGGACTCACCGGCCACTGTCAGGTTGATGCCTAAAGCTCGAAGAGCTTCGGCCTTAGCTGCTGGACCACCCAAAAGTGTGTCCGCCAGGGCATTAATTTTCTGGTCCTTGACTTCACCCTGAACTCGACCCAGTTCATCGACCTTGGCGACGTAGATCCGGACCCGAGAACAACACTGCCCCACCCAGCGAGCAGCGAATCCGAACTCAGGAACGATGTCGTAGAGCCGCCACAGTTCTCTTTGCCAGCTCTCATCCCGGAACTTCCATAGGTTGTAGCTCAGGTCACTGAGGTTCGTTCGGATGGCAGAGGCAACCAGTGACCGTCTGCGGACGGGCGGATCAACACTGGCGGTGAGTGCTTTATTGCTTCTGCCAAACGCCATATGCTATCGGCCTTCCAGCCTGCTCAGCAGGCCAACAACGTACGCGATTGCGAACCAGGTCGGAGCTGCTAACCACCACTCATGTAATGGAAGCATCGTAAAGCTCCAAAGAATAGCTCCTGGCAGGGAAATCCAGGCGCCAGCACACCAGGCACAGTGAACCAATATCGCGGCTTGGGAGTCGTCACCCCATTTTTCAATAACCCAGCGGCGAAAAGGCCGAGAAATGTCGTCCGAAGTAATGAGACGAGTAACCCTTGCAACGGCAAGTGTCACAAGGATTAGAGACCCCCATAGCATGCCGCAATCCTAAT